CTTACTGAAATTAAGTTCAGTTTTGTCTTTTTTAACTCCTGAAGAAAAAACTTTGCCAGGTTTAGAAATCTTCTTTGCTAAATTCGGTTTTGAATTTTGCATATTCCGATACTTCATGGCATCATTCACCAACATAATTATTCTATGGTCATATACTTGTGAAATTTCATGGTCATTAAAACCATAATTATTCAAAATAGTTTTCATAGAAGATTTTAATTTACTGGCTTTGTCAGGATCAGAAAATTCTGGTAATTTAGTTACCAATTTATTCTTTTGATCGCTTAAAAAGTTTTCAAATTGCTTATTCTGCTCAGATTGCGTTTTAGCCATAGCTGAATTAAGCTTTTCTTGCTTTCGTCTTAGTCTATGTTCAATCCTTGCAGCTTCAGTTGGATCTTCTTCGTACAACTTTTCTAAATCCACAGAATTAATCTCTGTATTTAGCTGTTGTTGAGCTACCGACATTAACTGATTCAACTCATTAAGTTTTGAGGAATAGTCTTGTCTTTGCTTTTCAGACTCAGACACAAATTGTTTCTTATCGTAAGAAAGTTCTTCAGTCTTTCGTCTGTAGTCTGCATCTCTTGAGTAACCATTTTTTAATTCGTCTAAGGTAACATCTAATTCTTGACCTGCAACTTTGACCTTGTAGGTGGAATCCTGTTCTTGTGGAATCTCATCTGTTTGTTCTTGAGATACTTCTTCGGAAGTTTCATCGTTAGATTCTTCTTCCTTTATTTCCTGTTCCAAAGGTTGATCTTCTGTTGAAGATTCCTCTTTTGTTGGTTCAGGAGAATTTTGTTCTTCCTGTTTTTTTTCTTTTTCAGGGATGTCTGTTGTATCAGTTTTTTTTTCTTCTGCAACTGGATTCAACAAACCTGTAATTGATTTTGCAGCTTTTTGCAAATCAGTTTCAGCTCCCTTCGTTGGGTTGGCTTGATTGTCTGACATTGTATTTTCCTTGTTTATGTTAAGCTCCTCCGATGAGGTTAGCTTATTTTAACCTTGATGATTAAAATTTTGTGTCTTTAATGGAATTTCTAAAATCTTCTAACTGTTTTTTAGCCAGTTTTCCTGTATCAGAAATTTCCTGAATATGCTGTTCAACTTTACCTACAATATTGTAGGCTAACCAAAGTTTTTCTCTAGTTTCAGTTTCCTTTGCACCGGTATTAAATAAACTTTCAGCATATAGCTTTTTAAGTTTATCTAACGACTCTTTAAACAAAGGATTGTCTAAAAGTTGTTTAGCCTTGTTCGATTGGCTCACTTCCTGTTGGAGTTTGCCTTGTTCGTCTTTGTTCATTTAAACTATTTACCTGTTGTCCTAGTGTGTCTGAAGATTTTTGAGCTGCTAAAAAAGTTTTATTTCTATTGGATGTTACTAATTTATCTAAATCAGCATCCGCTTTCATTTTTGCAACATCAATTTGTGTATTATATTTTAATTCCATATCCTTAATTTTAACTTCAAAACCAAGAATAGCTTCTGCTGTTTCAGCTCTAATTTTTTTATTTTCTAATTCAAGTTCTGCAAGTTTTCGTTTTTCTTCACTTGCAATTCTAGTAAATTCTATTTTTTCAATTGGAGTTGGTGGTGGCGGTGGTTTCGGTTGAACCATTTGCTTACCAACATCAGGATTAACAAAATAGTTTTCAACATTTTTTAATCCAGCGTTCTCTATCATTTTTGATAAAGTATTATAAAAATTCTTCAGAGTAACCATTGGATATTCCTGTCCACCCTGTAAATTGAAAGCTTGTACCTGTCTTTCTAAAATATTATTTAAAATAACTAACTGTTGTTCTTTAGAACCAGAACCTAAACCAACTATAATTGAAATATTATATCTATCTTTCCATTCGGTCGGTCTAACAGGAACAAACTGATTGTTTAATTGAACAATTCTTTCCTTGTCCTGATATTTAACTGTTAGTTCAAATATTCTTGAAAATAAATCTTTAACTCCAGTTTCAGAAAATATTCTGGCAATCAGCTCCATACGCATTTGAGTTTGCGTCATTAAGGTATTAATACCGGTAGCAGTTTTATTTAAGCTATCAGCATCTAAACCTTGTGCGTATCTTGTAACACCAGTTCTAGTTTCTCTAACTGTATCTAAATATTCTAATAATGGAAATGCCTGTTGTGAAATCGTTTGCGATTGCATTGGCATCATAACCTGTGATGGTGGTTGTTTAGTTCTTACCACTCCACCAGGTCTTGAAGTTAATAAGTCATCCAAATTAACCATACCATCCATGATGGCAACCCTGTTATTATTTGTTAGATACATATTATCCAACAACTGTCGTAATACTGTTGATTTAACTAATTGAATATCTTCAACAAGTTCAGCGACTGATCTTCCATAAAATCTGTGTGGCATTGGAATAGGCGTTAATGAACAGAAAGGATTATTGTCTACTGTTTCATTAGATAGAATTGTATTTGCCGAACCACCTCCTACGCAAACTTTTCTAAGTTCAGCTACGCCATCATTATCATAATCAACTTTAATATAACATTCGTATAATTCTATTTGTTCAGTAGATTTATCGGTTGAATGTTTAAAAGGATTTTCGTCTATATCACCAAATCTAGTAAGTTTTTCTGTGCTATGCAATACATTTTGTGTTGCAGGTAAAGAATCTACTACTTCAGGATCAAAACCCATTTCAATTAATTCGGATCTAGTTTTTGCAACTTTGTGAGCTACAAAACTTGCATCATCAATAGACTTTGAGCTTCTTGAAATTAAAAATTCTTCAGGTGGAACATTCTCAACTTTAATTTTACCTGTCGCATTAGTTCTTTTAATAATACAGTTATAAAGTTTTGGAACTGGAATTTCCCCTATCTCTTGACCTTGAGATTCAGCTAATTGTTTAGCTTGATCTATTTGTTCTTTTGCCTTTTCATCTATAAAACTTTCAGTTTCTACAAATTCAACATTTTCATCATTAACTAATAGCTGATATTCATTTTCATCAAGATTGTTATAAGTTTCTTGCTCAACCTTTTGGCTTTCATCCCAAAAAACTTTTACAATTCCATTTTTTTCTAAAAGAGCATCTTTGAACCAAGTATATAAAATACTAAATCCAGGATTGTCTTTATTAAAAACATAATTGATATAATTCGTTGCTTGTTCAGCAAGAGCTACATCTTCGGCTTTGACAGGCTCACACCTAACTACTTGGTCGGATGCTGTGAAAATTCTAAGTAGGTTTGGCAAGATTGTTTCAATGGTGTCTGCAACATCTGTAGAAACTACCTGTGATCTACCATCTATTTCTGTGCCTAGCTTTTCGCCTAAATAATACTCAACTGATTTTTTTCTTTGTGATGAAAGATTGCCACCTAGAAAACCTAGAGCATTTGATATTTCACCATTAATAATTGATTGTAATTCTGTATCTGATATTTTTGCCATATTAAACTATATAATTCGTATTGACTGGAATGTTTTGTTTCCAGTTTGATAATTCTGCACCTTCACCTATTATGCCAGTCCTAAAACTATCGGCACAATGTGATGCGTAATTGTGCATGGGTTTATTTCTAAAGCATTGGTTTTTATCATCCCACCTCTTTTGGTAAGCCTTTAAATACTCAACACCTTTTTGGCATTTGTTTTTGTCAAACCAACAATTAGGAAGTGCTTTTCTGACAGCTTCAATTCCATCTTCAATAGATAGTTTTGGAGCAACCTCAAAAGCAATACCTAATTCTAAAGCACTATCTAGCCTTGACTTTCCCATGTTACCCAGTTCTCTTACCTTAATATCATGTGGAGCTATGTGCTTTGAATACTCATATTCTTTTTGATTTAATATGTCGGCATAGTGATCTAATCCTTCACCTGCATTTTCATAATAATCAATTAATCTAATTTCTCCTTTGTACCTTTGGACAAACCAGATCGCTGTGCTGTCATTAAGACCTAAATCCCACCATGTTTCAACATCAAGGTTGTCATCATAGGGAACCTCTGTAATTCTATTCTGTGTTTCTAATTCTTCGATTAAAGCACCATAATACGAACCAGTTATGGCAGCTTGAAAACTGCACTCAAACTCTTGGTCGTATAAATCATCAGACATCATCTGCTTTGCAGCATCTAATTCATCTTGATCTAATATTTTTGTTTCACTAGCTTTAAACTTACAAGCAAACCAATCTTTATTCTTTTTAGCTTCTTCATATAATTGGAAGAAGTAATTTCTACCTTTTGGTGTTCCAATAAATACACACCAACCTTTTCGGTCTGCCAGAGCTGGTCTTATAACCTCTGGAAAGATAGTTGGCTTTATGCTTTGAGTTTCA